AACTGCTTACCTGCGACCTGACGGACACCGTTCATCGCTGCAAGCGTTTTGAACGGGGCGTCCCGGCCGGTCAGGTTGAAAAGCTCGCCAACAAAGTTGACAAGATTGACTGTGGTGGCTTGTCCTGAAACGGAAGCCATTTGCTATCTCCTTTACGCGGCCACCATCAGCCGTTAGCACCAAGGAACTGCTGCAGTTTCAACCGGCCCGAAAGGCCCCAGTCTCCTGCTGCCTGCGCTTCCTCGATCGCCTGGGTTTCTGTTGGCGGCTCGTCAGAAGATGTCACCGAATTCAAATCGCGTAGACCGTCCGCACTCAGTACGGCAGCCTGCTCCGTCGGAGTCAAGACCGGCCTGGACGCAGCCTCAAAGCCGAGCTCTTCGGCTAGAGATTTCACAGCGTCCGCGTCCGACCCTGGTACGGCGAGTCTTGCGAGGGCTTTCCCTGCGGGAGTGTCCGGGTCGAACCCTGCACTCCTGACCGCCTTCTCAACGGCGAGAGGTTCCAGTTCGGCAAGTCGAGCTTCGAGAGCGTCCTGCTTGGCACGCATGTTCTCAAAGTTGATCTCCTTGTCGGACAGTTCCTCAGACACTTCGATGATTCCCTCTGACATTGTTTCTCCTTTGGCTAACGCCCTCATGCCTACGACTGGTCGGGCGAAACAGTCGGTGGGACACGCCGAGATAAGGAGAACCACAGGCTTACGCGGTGGTGAGGTTCACTGGACGCGTCCTGGCACAGCAAACACACAAGAGTTTCGGTCGAATGGACAGAAGGGTCCGCGACCTGAGTGGCCTACGTCTTGGCCTAGGACGACCGCGACGAACAGTCGAACAATCTCATACTAATCGTATTACCCGGGAAAGTGAGTAAATCCGAGTAGACTGACCGAACCGGTGTAGACGGGCGAACGGCCTGGCCGCACGTTTTGTGCGACCGGGCCTTCGCTTTCTTAGGGCGGGTAGGTGGGCGGCTGGGGGACTCTTCTGCCTGCTGATCCAGCACTTACCGTAAGTGGCCCACCTAAGAGTGCGTTTCTCGCTAAGAACGATTCTACTTGCGTAACTACCGAGCGGCGAGACCAGTGAGCGCGAAATCGTCTCGCATGTTCACCGACCCCAGACTCTCAGAGAACAGGGAAGCCTCCGCCCGCAGTAGTCGTTGAACCCGTTTCGTCTGGACAGCATCCCCGAAAATCGACGCGTCGGCGAACTCTTTCAAGTCAAACGAATCGTCCGGATCACGATGCCGTTGAGCGAGCTGATCCAAGTTGAACAGTTTCCCCTCAGCGTCAGCGAAAAACCCTCGAGCGATACTCTGGTCGACTCCGCCGGCGACAAGCCGTCCGGCGAACGACTCGTCCACGTCCAACCCACGGGCGAGACCTTCCGCCCCCACCTGAGCCATCGAAATCTTGTGGTTGAGGATCTGGTCTCCGACTCCCTGCGGGTCGAGAGCCCACAGGAACAGGGCCTGGTCGGTGAACAGCTCCGCACCCTCATACGCGGAGAGCATGGCGCGGACCTGGGGAATATTCGTGATTACCTGTTCGTATATGGCTCCCAGATTGCCAGCTACCTCGATTGGAGATTTCTCTCCCTCCATCCAACGCTCGTACCAACCTTCGCCTTCCAGGAGCTGAGCGTTCAGCCCGAACTCGGTGAGCAGCGTCCCGTAGGCTTCCCGAGTGGAGAACCACTCCGACTCGGACATTCGCAGAGTTCCGTCGGCACGTTTGATACCAGGGAAAATCGCATCATATTCCTTCGACGATCGGACGTCGGCCAAGGCGAGGATTGCGTCTCCGGTGTCCTCCCACGCAGTAGCAAAAATCCCGACGAGAGCATCGGGCAGCCACGGATAGTAGGCGCGGACTTTCGCCTTCCAGTCGAACGGCTCCGGTGGAGGCGGGTCGGTCGCTCCCTGCCTGTTCGGATCGACCGGAATGATCGGAGCAACATAGCCCGGGCTGGTCGATCCTTGCCTGCCTGGAACAGGAGGAGGAGGCGGTTCGGTCGCTCCTTGCCTGGGTACAGTAGCCATCAGTCACCCCCTCGCCATCTCACAAGATTCCGTGCGTAGGTGAACGTCAGCGCCAGAGTGAGCGGGATCAACCCCCACGCTTCAAATGCGACGATGAACCAAACCCACAGGACTTGATTCGCCAGACCTACCTTCCAGGCCACTACCCGCTTTGATCCGGCAAGCCACATCATCAGCAACGTGCCGACACTGGTCGCGAGCGGGATAAGTTGCTTCATACGATCGACGCGTCGGCTTTGCGGACCTGACCACCAAACGCACCATTCAAATCAGACAGAAGATTCTGCGTGACCGTCTGATTGTTCCGCTTCAACCCTTCACCACGCAACAGTTTCTCAGCGCCAGCCAGGTCGTTCATACGGACAACCTTCGCGAACAATGCATCCGTCTCGTCGGGAGTCTGACCCCACACTTGAGAGAACACGCCACGCCACGGAGCAGCAATATCCTCATACGTCAGATTCGGATTGTCATATTCGGGGAACAAGGCGAGACGATGCTTCCGCAGACTGTCCTCAAGTTCGAGTTTCGCATCCGGATCGTTACGGAGTTTCCCCGCCCACGAGTCAATGTTCGCCTGCGACCATGAACTGGAATGCGCAGGGCCGAGCCATTCGCTGATCAGATCCTTGACCTGGTCTTCACCTTCGCGGGTCGTATCTCCACCCCGGAACGATTTCAGAGCATCGTCGAGAGTGCCACCCGCATACGGGTCGGCCAGCAAACGTATCTGAGTGGTCGCATACGCTTCCGTCCACGACCCTTGCGTCCACTTGTCAGCGACCGTCTGGACGAGTTGTTCGGAAGCGTCGTCTATTCCGGCAGCTCGGAGCAGGTCCGCCACTCGAATCCTATTGTCAGCGATCAACGCGTTCGCCGTAGCCGGGTCAGACGCGTTCAATGATATCCACTGGCGTTCCGTGTCCGAATGGGTCCGCCACCATGTCGACCCTTGCAGTTCAGCATCCGAAATCGACCGGCCTTCCAATGCGGCCTGCATCCACAAGGTGAGGATTTCCCGGTCGGCGAGCCACGGTTTCACTCGGACTTCCGACTCGTAGTTCGAATAGATCGTTTCGACCGGGTCTTCCTTCGTGTTGATCAGCTCACGGCTGTTGCCGAAGTTCAATGCTCCGGTCTTGTAGAATTCGTCCCACGATCCGAACTTCCGGTCGACCTTCTTGATCCCGAGTGCGGTCCGGTCTTCGCCTGTGACCTCCCAGATCATCGGAATGGGAGGGGAGACCCGGTCGTTCATGCGGACCAGATACGTTTTCCCTCCGACCTCCCACACGTCAAGGTTGGGGGGCACCTGGTTGAGCTGCTGCCCCATTAGTTTGGCCTCCTCAACAGCCAGACGCGACCGAACCAGAGCCACCCGTACCACCACTCAAGTGTCGAATGAACGGATGGATACACAGAATGGTCACATCGGCCGATTTCGACTGCTCGTTGACAGCGACGAGGGACAAATGCTTGCGCCATTTAGAGCACCTTCCCAGCGTCGAGCATCGCTGACGGTTTCGGCACGTCCCTGGGCGCTTCCCGTAACTGTGTGGGAGACACGGCCGGAGCCTTACTGATCTCCGGGATCGAGCGGCCTTCAAAGTAGTTTTGGGCGATCCAACCGGTGTCGAACGACACGTGCACATGGTCATAGTGGGATTCGGACTGCCAGCGGACAAACGACGTGAACGGCTGGGTGACAAGCCAATCCCGTAGAGCGTCCAGTTCTTCCTTCTCGCCGAAAAAGTCGATCGCTCCACCGCTGTAATGGTCCGAGTTTCCCGACGGACCACCCGGCGCCTTGTGAGACGCCTGGGGAGCCCGCAAATGCCCTGCGGAACCCTGAGCGGACACTTCGAACATTTCCTCGATCTTCGGAGCTATCCCCACGGCGAAATCCTTGCGGGCCTGATACAACGGGTTGTTCCGGTTCACATAGTTGTTCGGAGCTTCACCACTCCTAAACCAGTCGCGTCCCTTCCCCTCTTTCCCTGCGCCGGTGGCGGGTTGAAGGTTCGACAGGTCAACCATCGACATGTCCTCAGTGGACGCTTTCGCCCAGACTGTCGGATCGAACCAGTCGAACTGGGACACTTCCGGTAGGAACTCGTCGGGAATGACCCCCTCCAATGGATTGTCCGCTTCCGGAAGAAGGTCACGCGGGTCGGTTCTTAGCCCGCCTGCCATCTTCCGAGACAGATCGTCGAAGATGCTGGTGAGGGTGGTGTCGAGATCGGGTCGGGTCGTCATCCGATCAACCCGCTCATGTTGCGGAGGCTGGCGAATACGTTGGTCGCATTGCGGAGTTGATCCTCCTGGCCTTCAATGAAATCCAGTTCCGGGGCGAAACGACGGTCGAACGCTTCACCGAAACGTGCTACCGGGTCGACGCCCTGCACAGAGCCAGGAGCGACCGCCACACCCGTCTCCAACCCCTGCTCCCGAGCGTCGAACTCGGCGCGCATCGCAGCCACGTTCGCCTCATACTCCGCCCGGTACAAGCCTGACATTTCCCCGGTCAACGCGGCCATCTCCTCGTCGGTCGGCTCCCGGTTCAACTCTGACCGGAGCATCCGCTTCACTCTTTGAGCAGCAGTCGCAGGATCAAGCTTGACGAACGCTGGAGCTTGGAACTGTTTCGCCAGTTTCGCCGCATTCCTGGCTTCCTTCACCGATTCGGGAACGTTCGCGATCAGATCCTTCAACTGGTCTTCCCACGTTTGACCCGAAGCGTTCGCCATGCCCATCACCGCTTGCATCGCACCCGCCGTCGCCTGATCCCACACTCCCACATAAAAGTCGCCGTCCGAGAGTTGACCAGCCTGTTCCAACTGGCGTTGCAGTTCCACGATCCGCTCCGGAGGCATTCCCGCCCGCTGGTACTCATCCCCAACGAAATAGCGGGGGACAACCTCCGTCGACCGGGTCGGCGTGCCCAACCCTCGAGCCTGCCGGAACTTTGCTAATCCTTCGCCGGCGGGGATCTCCTCGTCGCGTACCGCCGTGAACCCTTCCGGCACGCCGATAGCACCCTGAGTCCAATCCGAAATCTGCTGTTCTAAGAGTTCTTCGACAGAAGGCGCGTTCGGATCGGGCGGTAGTTGAACGACCGACCCGTCGGGCATCGTGACCGGCTGACCGCCGGACGCAGCCTGTTGAGCGTCCTCGACGATCGACTGAACTTCCTGCGCCGAAACTCCGGCACGTTCGGCGGCCTGGTCGAGCCGGTTCAACAGGTTCGCCGGAAGACGACCGTCCGCCGATGCCAGTCCTGCCGCCGTCCGCGATTGAGGGGTTCCCCCGCCACGTAATCGTCCCGGCCCTAACGGGTCAGAAGGACGTCCAGGTCCGAAATCTGCCGGGTCTTCTATCGATCGTGCTTGACGGACCCGGCCGGTACGGTCAGCAATCTTGGATACGACCGCAGCCGCACGCTCCAACCAGACCTCATCACCGCCGCCCTTAGGACCCTGGAAGACGCCTATCGCCTCGTTCAACTGATCAGCGTCTATCTCTTCGACTGGCAGGGTTTCGGCCTTACGGATGAACGCTTTCGCCTGGGCGAGAGTCATCATGCCCCCTTTACGCGGCTAGCAGTTCGTCGTCGGCGAGTTCCCGTTCGAACACCATCATCCACGACCTCGCGAAATCCGGATGTTCCTCGATGATCTGCTTCGCCACACTCCGCAGCCACGCTCGGATCGGAGCGGCAGATTTGGCCTGCTGGTATCTCCGAGTGTTGCCCGGGAGTTGGACGACCATCTGATTCGCCGCGTCAATCGCTGACAGGTACTTGCGTATCCCCTGACCGGCGTCTGTCTGCGCCAGTGAGGGAGACAGGACCGCTGAACGTATTTCTGCTATCAGTTCGTCAGGTTTCGGCTTCTTCTCCCAGATCGACCGACTCACCCATCCGTCGAAGCCCGGATACTGTTCAGCAATCATCTGACGGACTTGCGCGAGCCACAGTGACGATTCCGGTCCGGGACGGGCCGCTGCGATCTGTTTCGCCTGTTCGAACTGGCCTCGGCCGAGGAAATCGTTGGCGAGGTCGAGTTGTTCCTTCGGGCTGACTCCCTCTCGAGCGCCGGTTTCGAACGAACGCGTGTACGCCGTATAGTCGAATTCGCCTACCGCGGGTTCGGGAGCGAAGAAGCCGATCGTCGTCGCAAAGTCTCGCTCTTCTCCGGCGTGAGCTCGAAGCCACGCATCCCCCTTCTCCGTGACGGGACGTTCCACAATCGCCGTCGACTTCCCAATGATGGAGAGGACGTTGTTCACGCCGTACCGTTTCACCCACTCCTGGAAAGCGGCCGTCCGGTCGCCCCCATACTCCTCCGTCAGCGCTCGCATGTCGTCGGAGAGGAGTTTCACGGGGACAAGGTTGCCTTGGACGTCTTCGGCGTTCCATTGGAGTGACGGTCCGGTGGGAAGGTTGAACTGTGCGATCCCGCGGATCACATACAAGTCTTTGGCGATGGTCGTCGCCTCGTCCAAGAGCGCCTGTTGGCCTTCCGAAGTGGACCGATCATGCTTCCCGGTAGCGTCGAGGACTCGCATCACGTCGGTGACAGTGTTCGCGAACATCCGATACTTGGCGGGGTCGGGTTCGGAGAAAAACTGTTTCAGGTTTTGCGCCCACCGTGGAGTCAACGATTCGATCAGGGACGGGGTTTCACCGAACGGCATCAGCGTGTCTCGGACTGCATCCCACGACGGAGTGTTTGGTATCAGATGCGATGCGGGGATCGTCACGGCGGGACCGAAACCGGGCAGGACGGTGGAGGCGACCAGGTTCAACCCTGCCGCCCTACCAACAAAATCGACGGAACCGGACGGAAGGCCCAACGTTGACGTTGCAAGCTTTCCGAGTCCGGGATAGGTGAACACTTCCTCGCCGGTGTTCGGATCAGTATGGAAAAACCCTTCGCCCGTTCCGGGAGTGGTTTCCGCTTCGCCGAGAAGGGACGGCTGGCGGGCGCCTTCGAGGCCCTGTTGGAACCTTCGGAGCACCGCCGGATTCTGACGGACAATTCCCGACCATGAGGTCATCACGTTCTTCCACACGTCGCCGAACGGGAACACGACTTTCATCATGTCCATGACCTGATTCCGGTCGGCCAGGTTGTACAAGAGCTTCTTCGTTTCGGAAAAGGCGTAGGCGCCTGACAGTATTTCGACCTGACGCATCGACGTGATTTTCGACCCTTCACCCTTCAAGACCTGAGTGGCGAGACGGGCGAGATACCCGTCGTCCATTCCCGCCGCCTTCGCACCCTTGATGATCTCCTCTTGCACGTTCCGGGAAGCCGCGCCGATGACTTCGGATGCACGGTCGAAGTACATCTGCCGGAACGTCGGACTTTTGGTCAGGAAGTTTTCAGGGTTGGTGAGGAAGCTTTCGAAGCCGACTTCGACAATATGGTTGAACGCTTCCGCCGCCTGATTCTGTTTCCCCTTCGAAATCATCTGCGGAGTGCCGGTCCATGCGGGAGCTGCCGAATCGTACGAGTCGGAGAGGGACGCGGCGAGACTGCGGGTATGGCCGGACTGGCGGGCGTTCACCTTCCCCAAACGGCCGGACGCGACGAAGCTGACAAGGTCGGGGTTGCCGCCTGTCACCTGTTCAAGATTGTCGAAAAAGTTCTGTTTCAGATAGGCGCGGGCTGCTGCCGGGTCGGTGAGCAAAAGCGATCGGCCTTCGATCGAGCCGAGGTCTTTCCGCCATGTTTGACCGGTGCCGGACCAGAACCATTCGGCCACATCATCGAACGTGTCACCCATAGAATCCCGCCCGATGCTCCGCAAATCTCCGGCGTCGAGTCCGCCCGCGACCCGTCGCATGATCGGATCGTTCGCCATGTGGGACAGCTTGTCCGCCCACCCCTCATAGAAGCCGGGTTGACCGAATTTCGCCTTCACATAATTGCGCGTGACGATCTTGCCGGGAAGTCCGCGCCACCCGCCGGACCCGCGTTCCATCGAATTCGTGAACCAGGCGAAATCCTCCCACTGCTGTCCCGATAGGGTTTGGGTGCCCTTCGGCCTTATTTTGACCGGGTTCTTGTCGGAGAGGATGGCATTCTGGAATCTCTGCATTCTCGTCGTGTTCGGTTTCGCTCCGAACAGCCACGACATCGCGTCAATCGGATGGGAGATGACGGAGTCGTAGCCGGCTGCCGCCATGCGGAATTGGCCGTCGCCGACAACCCGGATCGTCAACGCCGACCGGAGAAGTTGGAGGCCCATCCACACTTGCGTTTGAAGCGCTCGAATACCGTCGAGGGAACCCTTCCACAAGCCCGAATCGTAAAGGCCCTGCAACTCTTTGACGATGGGCGTGACCCGGCGTATCTCTTTGACGTTCGGTAGGAAGATTTCGTCGGCCAGTTCGGCGACCATGGCGGGCATGGGCGACACGTCCACTATCGCCCCGTCGACTTGAGGGCGGAGCGGGGCGAGCACGTCGAGATGGCCGCCCATGTCGTCCAGGTCGAACACTCGATGGCCGTCCTGCGTGTCCTCCCAAAGGCTCGTCAACTGCCGCGCCCGCTTCTCCGTGAGACCCCAAGTGTCCTCGAGAGATTTGGCGACAACCTTCGCGCTCGTTTCGACCACACCTTCGAAGGAGGCTTGACCGACCACGTCGGACAGGTCGTTGATGACCTGGTTCCGGAAGGCTTCGGGGATTTGAGCGTTCACCATCCACCGGTCGAGTTGGATGGCCGCATTGTCCAAGTTCCGTCCGGAGATCGGACCGGCGGGAAGGTCTGCGCCCAGACGGCCTGTCCGGGCGAGGAATCCGAGACGGGTGTCGTCCGCACGAGCTACTCTCGCTCCGCCGCCGAGAAGCTGGCCGAACTCGTTTTGTCCTGACCGTTCGATAGTCCGTTTGACGAACCGGGGGGAAGGTCGTTCCCGGATGATCGCGCCGAGAATGCCCGGAAGTTCGTCGGTGCCCTCAGTGAGAATCTTGAACGTTTCGGATTCGCTTGTGGTCGCCGCGAGTCGTCTCGCTGCTTCCATCCGCATTCCGCCCACGTCTGCTTTGCCGAGACTTCGGAACGCGGCGGCGACATCCTTGTTTTCGGTCCAATAGCGGATCAACTGTTGGCCGGAAGGTTGAGTCAGAAAGTGGTTGACTGCCGTGTCCACGTCGACCGTCTTGCGGACACCGGGGATCAGGCCGATCGGTCCGCCCCGTTTGACCGCTTGGAACGAGTCGACCGCCTTCGCCCCTTCGCCTATCACCTTCGCTGCCTTGTTCACAGGGTCGATGAAAATGTTCTGTGCTATATCGTATGCGCCGGATAGGAACTGGTATTGACCGGTGCCGGGTTCGACGACCTGTCGGGCCATGATACGGCCGGGAGTGACAAACTGGCCGTCCAACTGCAACCGGTATTTCGCCTTCTGCCGTTCCTCCCAGATCTCTCCGCCGGGAAGGAACCCCTGCCCCAAATCGACATGCTTACCCTGCAACAGGTCGCCAAGAGCCAAGAGTCCACCGGATCTTGCGGCCTTCTCCGTGTAGTTCGTCCAGAAGTCGGCGAGCAGCCGGTCCGGTCTCACGACCTCTCCGACCAACGCTCCGAGGTTGCCGAGCGGGTCGGAGGCGAGTCCTAGTTTTCCGGCTTCCGTCTCATCAAACAAGGCTGTGCCAGCCGACGACAAGAGCGCCTGAACCTCTTCGAACGGGGTGGCGAGGATCGTGAACCCGGTTCTGACAGCAGGTTTCGCCCAGTCCGTCGCCGTCTTCCACAAGGTCTCATACCAAGCGTCCGGCACGTCCTCCGCCGCCGTCTCAAACTTGCCGTCCTCCGCCGCCTGACCTGCGGCGAGAGTCGCGATCTGTTGCATGCCCGCACTATCTGCGGGAACACCCATTTGGACGAACGCCTGCATCGCAGCAGGATCCAACCACGGGTACGCTTCCGCATACTGGCCTGCCAGTTGGCCCATCTGAGGGGTTACGCTCATGCGGGTAGCGGCGAACCGTTGACGCCGTTGAGAAACCTCAGTGAGAAGAGTTTCCTCGTCAGTGACGGACAGCCAGTTACGGCTCAATCGTCCAGCTCCCAGGCCCGTTGATAAGCGATCGACAGAAGATGAGCGGCGCCCGCCACATCGAACCAGTCCGAATTCACTCTCCGATAGCCGACCTGCTTCACTCCGTCCGGGTCCAGATAGGCGTAGACGACGACTGCCCAAAGAACCATAGGATTCCCTTCTGGACCGTCAGTCTGTGTCTCGAGTTGGACTGCGGCGGGGGAAAGCGCCCCCAGTATTTGGTCGTCGACCGATCCAAAGTCGGAGTCGGAAACGAAACTCATCCTGCCGCCCTCTCCAGTAGCCGGCGGATAGCTCCGGTCCGGTCGAACCCGTTCGCCACCGCCGCACGCATGATCTCAAGCCCATCTTCGGGGAGCATTCCCATCTGGCCGGGGCCTGGCCCTTCCGCCGCGCCCGCCGTCAACGGTTCGCCGGGACGTTGCGACGCACCGAAAATGTCCTGCGGTGGTGAGGGCGGCGGCGACTGTGGGGGACTGCCGGTAGGCGCCCGATTGTCGGGAAGCGGGACGGCACGCTGAGCGTCCTCCTGAGCTTTCTTCGCGCCATACCGTTGCCCTGTCGGAGCAGTGACAGCCTGATAGGTCATATGTCACTCCTCCCCGAGTTCAACGTTTCCGTTTCGCCGGTCCACGCTTGTTCGTCCGCTGCCGCGACGACGACGACACTCCAACCGAACGGGCACGCAGACTCGCGGCCGGTGTCAAACTCACCTTCCGTACCGGCGGAGGCGGCTTCGGTGTCGACGGGGGTCTCTCCCAGTCAGGGTCCATCGGGTTGAACGGGTTGGGTATCCCATTCTTCGTGCGTTTCATGCGCTTCTTAGCCATGCGTTTCCTTTCGTCTCATACGCGGCTCACGGTCTGTATGCCGCCGCGTTGTCCTTGGCCTGTCAGTTGGGAGAGAACCGTCGTGATGTCGTCTGGTGCGCCCTGCGGAGCGGCGGCCATCGCTTCCTCTTCGGGACTTAACTGCTCGCCGTCGGGTGTCAACCATTTCTGGTACAACTCTTTTTCTGGGCCGGCGGGGAGAGAGTCCACGGCGATCATCATCGCTTTCGGATCGTTCTGCGATGCTGCTGCTAGAAGACCCTGGTGGAGAACATCACGCATCTTGTCGTCGAGTTGACGTTCGTTGATACGAGGAATGTCTTTCAGGCCGGTGATCTTCTCCTGGAAGGTCAACCTGTCGAGCAGTCCCATTGTCATCATCTGCCCGCCCGCAACAATCTTCTGAGGTTCGTCGAAGCCGGACATGAACCCGTATTCGCGAGAGGTCTTCCAATTCCCTTTGATGTCCTTGGACGGGACATACGATTCGGTGTGAGGAACGCCGAGCTTCAACCCGGCCAGCGGTTTGCGAGTGTCAGGGGATACGGCCTCGTCCCATTCGAGCCGTTTCGCATCCAAGTCTTGGAGGGCGTATCGGAAGATCTTCTGGTATTCGGCGACCTCCGCAGTCACTCCGGCTTGGAGTTCTTCCAGTCCGGCGCCGGTAGCGAAGTTCAATGGGGAGTTGCCGTCGTCCTGGATGGGATAGCGGATGATGTTCCGGATGTCCCGTTCGATCCGGTTGAGTCCTTCGAACGCCTGGTAGGGAATGTTCGACACTGGCCGGGTTACTTGAGTGTTCGGAGCGAGCCGGTTGACGGCGAAACGGCCACGCTTGTACTGACCGTCGAAATCTCCGCTGATGTCGGTCGGGGCGAACACGTTGTCCTGCATCGACGTCAAATACAGGATCGACAGTTTCGCATGTGCGCCCATCGGACCGATCGCATGGTCGTACTGGCCGATCAGATTGTTAAACGCGTATCTCTTCGCAACAACAAAGGCTGGAGTGGAAATCGGATTCGGATGGAAGTCGACCCTCGTCTCGATCTTCGGGAGGAGAATATGCGTTCCGTCCTTGTCGTAGTATTCGACGAGCTCCAAACCTCTACCCGTCTGATTCTCCCAGCCTGACGACGATGACAGGAGGATCCCTCCGCCGACCCGATTGTGCCCTCGACTGACAGTGGCGATCTGGCTGGCGTATTTCGGATAGCGGCGTTGCGCTTCAACCGGTGAGATTCGACGGCAGATGGCGAGTTCTTCTGGTTGCTGGCGAACTCCCCACTCGCCGGGATAGGCGTCGTACGGGTCGCGGAGTTGGGCGCACGGGTACACGTATCCGTCGGAAGACATTTGAGTGCTGATCGTCCATACGGAGAATCCGTAGCCGGGCAGCCACCTTCCCACCTGAGGCAACTGGAGTTCCAGACGGTCGTATTCGTCGTAGGCGGTGACGATCCGCTCCCGTTTCTCCGCCCGTTTCCTAGGCGCCTCATTGTCCGTGTCATGGGGAGGTGATACGCGGGCTTCGGGAACTTGTCCGAGCTTCTGAGCGAGCGCGGTGATACCCGAGTGGATAAAGTTCACCCACGGTAAATCTTGGACGCCGAGGTTACCCATCTGATCCCCGAGCAATGCGACGATGGCTCCGGGGCCGCCGTCGAGAATGGAACGTATCCGATGGCGGGCGTGAGAAGCGAAGTCCATGTTCCCGCGGAGACTGGACGCGCGGAGTAGGGCGTCTTCCTGAGATTTCATACGATGTCACCGATGATTCGGACGGTCGCGAAATTGGTAGTCGGAAACGTTCTGATCGTCCCGTCTGCGAACGTGACTTCGACTTCCGCTTTGAAATGGCCGGCCGTGTCCGTATCCGCAGCAGCCCAGTCATAACGGACCGTTCCCGCGGTTCCGAGGACAATGTCAGCGGCTGCGTCGACTTTGACCGTCCCGGACGAGTCTTCCATGTGGAAGCGGATCGTTGCGTTGGAAATGTCGACAGCGTCGCCGTCAGCGTCAGTACACGTAGCGGTGAACGGCGGAGCAGTATCGTTCCTCTTGATCGTCATTGACGCCAATTAGTCCTCCTCTCCGATGTCTGTGAGACGGCTGAACGGTGGGCTGGTCACGGTGAGGAGACTGTTCCCGCCGACATGTTCTTTCGGCACCCACCCGTTAGACGCGAGAGTCACCGTGATTTCCGTGGTGGCGGTCGTCTTCCGGCGAGCTTTCCCAGATCCCGACGTGGTGACGGTGAGACTGGTAGTTCCTGTCGCACGCTTCCGCTTGTGAGCCGACCCTGCAGAAACGACCGTGATGCTCGAGAGTGCAGTAGCAGTGTGGACGGTCTTCGGAACGTTGATACTGCCAGCCGCGGTCGAAGTGACCGTGATGCTCGTAGTCGCAGTCGTCTTACGGCGGGCTTTCCCCGTCGCCGACGATGTGACCGTTACCGTCGTGATGGCAGTAGCTTTCCTTCGAGCCTTCCCCGTAACCGCCGTCGTAACCGCGATCGATGTGGTGGCGGTCGCCTCGTGAGTGGTCCCCGCAGCAATGTCGTAGCCCGAGGAGTAACCCGAAGAGTAGGCGCCGGCCATCAGGCGCTCAGATCAGCTTCGTACACTCGTAGATATTCGTGGGAGGCCAGAGAAGGCGACGTGTTCGCATAATTCGACACGAGAAGTCCGATACGAGTCGGAGTCATGGCGAACGTCATGTCCCCCTCCCCGAAGTCGGTCCAGGTCACTCCGTCGATGGACATTTGCATTTTGAACGTGTTGGTCGTCTTCCAAATGCACCGAAGGAACACGAGGCCGAACGCGTTCGACCAGCCGGTCAGGGTGTATGGGCCGTGGTCGGTAGCAGCGACGGTGAACGTGCCCGAATAAGCGGTGAACTGGCCGCTCGTCGTCGACACTGGCCCTGTGAACACTCCGAAATAGTTGGAGGTCGCTGTGGTGCCGTCCGAAAAAAGCAGACCAGCGAACTTGGTCCCGTTCGACCCGTACAATCTGACCGCGGTTTCGATGGTGATCGGCGGGGAGATCGCACCGAACGCTTTCGTATAGCCGACCATGTCACCCGACGACTGGTCGTCAAACACCCACGAGAGAACCCCACGGCCGATCGTCGGCGTGGCGGTTCCGGTGGGAGTGGTCTGCGTGTAATCCGCTGACGTGTCCGAATCGAAGAAATCGTCGAGAGCATGAGCGGTTTCGTCGGGTAGCCGGTGTCCCAGATAGCGGACCCATTCAGGAGTCCACGACGAGACCAGCTCGTCCCGATGATCCTGAGGTGAAATATCCCCGGCCGTGTTGTCAGCGAGGAGGGCTTGGAGTGCGGACAGAGTGCGGACCGTGTCGACCATCAGGCGACAGTGATCGTATGAGCGGTCAAATCAAGATCGTCGCCAGCCGTCAAGGAGACTGTCGAGGCGAGAGTCCCGTTGAACAAGTGGTTGCCTGCGGTTTCCGCATCCCACGCTGAAACATGAGTGACCGATTCGGTCGTCGATACGGAAGTCCACGACACGGTCGCCGTCAGTGAGGCCACGCCGCTTACAGCAGCATCATACGTGGCCTCCATACGGGTCGTCTCCACGGCAGCGTTCGCTGTACCAGTCTCGCCGGGAGCTCCAAGGTGGAGTTTCAGCCAGACGTTCGTAACCGCCGACGGCGCGCCATTCCCGCCCAGATAGTCGGCTATCTCCGTTTCAGCGAAATTGCCTGCATCACTCACGATTCACCCTACTTTCTCCCAGGGGGGAACATTCCAGTCCGCCCACGGCACATCATTCCAACCATCCGGAGCGAACGGCATCCCCGACATGTCCACGCCCATGTCCGCGATGAACTCCTGTTGAGCTCGGCGGATTACCTCCATCGGGAACCAGGAGGCCATTACAAGATCGTTCTTGTATCCGGTACGGTTCCGGTTCTTCGGCGCGTTCGGATCGAAGTAGATGAGCTGTTTCCGGTACAGGTCGGTTTTCACGATCGACTTCGGATCGCCGTACGGAAGAGTGATCTGCTTCTGAGCGAACAGGGGCGGCATGGCCGTAACCCCGATCCGCTTGTCGAACTTGTTCCGGTAGGTGTTCCACGCTTCCAAGCGGATGCCATGCCTGCTGGCGTACTCTCGGATCTGCTCGTTTTCGACGATGCCGCCGTGGTAAAGGTTCTCTTCGATCAGCCAGTGGGAACAATGGTACGACTCATACCATTCGCGGATTATGGCGTAGGCGTTGGGAATTCCCCCACCAGGACGGTTCTCGAGGTCGACCATCCACATGTGCAGTTCGGGTCTGACCTGAAATGCCCACAGGAAGGATGCTTGGAACCCGGAGAAGGACGGGTCGAGGCCGGCGACCAGATTGACCGCTCCCACATCGGACTCTCCGTCCGTCCGGATCGGCTTGGGAATACTGCCAACAACGTGCAGTTTGGACAGGCACGGGTCGACGATTTCCGCGGTGAAAGGCATGAAACCTTCCGCCGACGGAAGGTTCTGGTAGAGCATGTCGAAAATGGCCTGCCCGCCGACCGTCTGAGACGACATTTTCTGATCCATCAGCCACCGGTACGACCTAAGATCCGGGAAAAGCATGCAGTCGATGTGCTCTCCGTAATGTTCGGGTTCTTCAGGGATTTTGCAGGCCGGATCGTGAGCATGTTCAACCACCTGGTCGTAAGCCGGATTCTCCAAAAGATGCCCGCCCAGATCGTCAGGATGGGCACGAGATCCGACATAGAACAGGGCCGAATGTTCCTCTTTCCGAGAGTCCGGACCGGTAGTCCACCAGCGTCGAGTCTCCTCACGGGTCATCGGCTGGACCGTCGACTTCTCATCCTCAATGTCGTCGTTGACGATGAAATCCGTATCCTGAGAACGGAGACGACCGCCACGACCGACCGCTTTCATCGTCGGCTGTTTGATTCCCGTCTGCGTTCGAGTGTCAACCGCGAACCTTTGCGACGACCATTTCCCGCCGAACTTGTCCGGTTTGAACCCCGACCCGGGAGGGCAGAAATCGCGGACCAACTCCTCGTTGTTCTCGAGTTCGTCCATCACCTTCTCGACGGCCTGTTTCGCCAGCTCCTCGTTACCGCCCACCCAGATGATCCGAATGTTCGGAAACCGGCAGATCAGCCACACGCACAAGGCGATAAGAAGTTCCGTCTTCCCATGACGAGGAGGGGACAGGATGACCAGCCGGCCACCCGTGACCAGAGCATGAAGAATCCGCTCCAACCAGCGGAGCTGAAACGGAGGAGTCTTCCACTTCTCCCCCCGTTCAGTTCTGAAATACTCGTTTCGGAACCAGACGAAATCCTCCGTCAACGACGGAAGATCCCCCACCGTCAGCTCCCATAAGCTCTCAGAGAAATGACGGGGAGGAGTCTCCCAATCCTCCGAAAGCTCCGCCTCCAAATCCCGATGCTGCACCCACGCATACCACCGGTACACCGTCGTCACATCCACGTTGAACGCCCGAGCACAATCCTTCACAGGCTTAAACGGACGCGCATCCCACCCCTCACGGAAAAACCCGACACTCGGCTTCCGACGCTGCCGAGCCGACACCTTCCGCAGTTCCGCCTCAACAAGACCAGCCTTCAACGCCGCACGATGATCCCGACCAGGAACATGCATCGAACAAAACTCCGACCCAAACGCCAAAATCCGAGACGCACACCGCGACCCCGCCTTCGCATGACCCTCCGGAAACACGTGAGCACACGGAGTATCCTGCGACCTAGCAAACCCCGAACCAGCAGACATGCCCACCTCCAAACACTCCAGCGCTACCACTACCGCAACCAACAGCGCCACCTACATCCCTATATAGGCCCCGTCCATATTGGGATCGGCCTATTGGCATACGCTGCTGGAAGGTGTGTGCGTGCATACGCTTTCATTCCTGGCACATTCTGGGATACGAGGAAACATCAGGTAGCAGTTGACATTTCCTTCACGTGCCAGCGCCCATAAGCTATGTTATGACAAGCTGGCTACCGGCTCTCCGCTTCCCCCAAGGGGTCAGTTGCTAATCGAAACTGCCTGACCATACAAGGTAAGACGGAGTTGGCTGATGGGTTTTGAGGTAGTCGGCCATGTGGTAGAGGAGGGCAGGGTTTTCTTGTGCGCTTCCTATGGCTGTGTTGCAACCGGAGCAGAGGAGGGAGCGGACCTGTCCGGTGGTGTGGTCGTGGTCTACGTGAAGAGCTTTCTGTCCTGGGGGCTGGTGGCAGATGGCGCAGACGCCTCGCTGGTCGGCTAGGAGGGTTTCGTACTCGACCCAGGTGAGGTCTATGCCTTGACGTTTCCAAGCGTCGGTACGGACACGGCGTTTCGCTGTCTCATGGTTGTCGCGGTAGTGCTGTCGCCGGTATTCGTTGACGCACGAGCGACAAGGTCGACCGTGTTGGATTCTGGGGTTGGTTTGGCAGCGTGGACAGAGTGATGGTGACAACAGAATCCTCCTCCGCCCTACTGGACTGGTGTGATGTTGAGGAGGGTTTGGACGTGTTCCCACCGGTTAGCGATCGTGATACCGTTACCGCCGGCGAACAGGAGACCAGCGAGAGCACCTTGCGAGTGGATAGCAGACCCTGAATCTCCGGGGGCTGAAAACTCTCCTTCGGATCCGCGGATGATGGCCTGGTCTTCGAACTGGGCTGTCTGAGCGCCGTACTGGACAGTGACCGTCGCGTTCACTCCTTCGACGGTTCCGGTCGTGTGTTCTGTAGTACGGCCGGTCTTCTCCACTACATCACCGAGAGCCAGGGCGTGCGTGGTGGTCGGGTTTCCTGTCAGATCCACGAAGTCGGGTGTGTCGGACTGGCAGACGGCAGCGTCGACCAGGTTCACCGCCTGCTGGACGACCACAAGCCGGTAAGTGCATCCGACCGTGCGAGCTCCAAGATTCGCTATTCCCTTCCACAATCTCCACCACAAGCCTGCAAGCTTCTTCTTGTCCTGGAAAACGACCGGCACAAAATCGTCCAGGGTCCCAAACCGTTGCAGACTCGGATCGTCTGCACGGCCAGGCTGGACAATCACATCACCCTTCCGCCCTGCGTTGGAGTTGGCTAGGACATGATTGTTCGACAATGCGAGAATCTGGCCGTCGCGTTCCACCCACGCACCCAATGTTCCCGCAGTCACGTCGACATGACCAATCGAAAAGCCGATAGGACACGGGCGTCTGAAACCGGTCAGCTCGTAGGCTGTGAACACTGCCTCCACCACATCAGCATGAGCCGGAAGAAGCTCACCTTCCGGGACTTCGGATGGAGGGAGTTTCCTGTCGACAGCGACGACCTCCGTCACCTGACCAGTGTTCTGTCCGGCCGTATACCGGAAGCCCGTCCAACGTCCCGTAATCATCAGCCGCCCCCTTCAAAGGTTGGGGTCGCGTCGAACAAGACGAGACAAACGGTCAGGAGAGGAGAGGAACGTGGAGTGCTGCTCGAGGCGCAAGACCACGTGAAACCCACTATAATTCCATTACCCGGGAAAGTGAGTAAACGTCTACTGACTTGGCCTGTTCCCAGGATTTACCAGGATGGTCAGGTGGTGTCTGCCTTCTCCTGTGTCACCAGGGGCTCCCTGTCGACCAGTACCCCAGACTCATCCCATACACCAATGGCCGGGTTCTCATAGAAGCCAGGGGGAAGCACCCATTCGACAGGCTCCGCGTTGCGATAGCGGCGAACACTGAATAGACGGCGTCTCATCTTGACCGGCACGCGAGGTCCGACCTGATTGTCTCCGTCCATGAACGACGCCCACAAGATTCGCATGGTCCTACTCTACCTTCTCCTGTATGCCCAACGTGTTGAAAGCAGCAGTAAGAGCAGCGCGGGCAGCATGGCGATACTCGTTCCTTGTGGACTCGACCAGCCTGTCGGTGTAGTGCCCTGCCAGGTCGTCCCATTTGACACCGAAGTCCACGTCAAGGTCACAGATCGTGGCGGCTGCTATCTCTACCATCTCTTCGGAGGGTACGGACAAGACTTGGCGAGACTTCTCCCAATGCCCCATCCAGCCATCGACCATTTGTGAAGTCTCCGCCTGGTCGTCCATGTCGGACTCGTCCATACCCAACGCACCCACCACAATGTCGAAGGCGAACTGACGAATCTGCTTGGTCTCGACCAGTTCCAGTCTTGCTTCGCTCATGGTTGGTTCTCCTGTATGCGGAGAGCAGCGAGACACTGACGGCAAGATACGATCGCATCAGTCCACTCCCACGGCTCTGGTAGATCCCTCTCACACAAGGTCTTGACGCCAACCTCGGCCATCTCATGGACGGTGCCACGTTTGGTGATCCGCCTAGTGCTGACGATCTCCCAGGCTCTCGGGAAGCTCACTGTTGCTCCTTGTCCGACATCATCTCCACAAGCTCAGCGAAACGGTCCAGAAACCGATTCAACGTCTCGCGGATCTCCGAGGCCGCTCGGGTCATCTGGTCGGCAGCCTGTCGCATTTCCCCAGCCGCTCGCCGCACGTCCTCTGACCCCATCAGATAGATGCTGTCACCGACTCCCATCTACTGCTCCTTGTCCGATACCCGGTCGCGGTCGAGAGTCACATACGACACCGGGTAGAACTCCAACTCGGCCACATCCCATTCAATGCCCTTCTCGTCACCGATCTCAGCGAAACACGCCAGGCAGAGAATGTCATGCTCCCACCGAGGCCCAGCGACCAGACGCCACAGTTCCTTCGGAGCGAGAAACCCGATCCGATCAACCGTATTGCAACGATGACAGAACTGGCGGGTGTTAGTACGTGGAGCGCTCATTCCTTGTCCGATACCACAGGACACGATATGAAATGATTGGGCAAGTGACGGAACGGAGCAGTAACAGAGCGATGCCCGTCTCCCCCGCAGTCTGGGCATTGGAATCACGTCGACAGATGATTTGCGGTGGATCGCAAACCGTCGACGAACAGCGCACCACGGATGGTCTCCCTTGCGTCGCCAATCAACACGGCGCCGTTTGCCGCACCACCAACACCGAAACTTGTGCCTATCACGGACTTCAGTGTCGCTCATCAGCCATCCATTCAGTGACGTAACGCCCGGACCGGATGGCCTCGACAGTCAGATACTTGGTCTCCACTTCGGCGGGGATGACCTCACCAAGAGCAGCAGCGACGATGGCCTCCGCTACCTGCATCAGACCCATGCGTCGAGTCGGTGGAATGTCCTCCCAGCAATCGCCCTCGATCTCCTCGACCCAATGGCGTGTTCCGGCTTCCACGTCGATGTTCTCGCAGACGAACGGAGTAGTAGGCAAGGTCATCGGCCGAACCAAAGGACAAGAGCTAGCACCAACCACAGCACGCCAATAACTGAATATCCAACCCGAACCCACCGAAAACGCTTCCCAAACAGACGAAACGACTCGTCTAGTGCTTCCCTTGCCTTGTTTAGTTCGATGTTGGGATCGCTCATTCGGTGTCTCCTGTATTCAATTTGTCCCAGGTCGTGGAGCGCACTTCGGCTATGGCCGACTCCACATCTCGCTTGGTGCCGAGCAGCGTGCCAAGCAGGTATCTCTTAGCCTCGCCCAGCGTGCCGAACACCACGACACCGTCATCGATCATGGAGTGATGACCGCCCTTGCGGCCGCAGATATGACAAATCAGGTCAGTCACGACAACTCCCTCTCTACTAGTTCACTGAAATGAGAATCGAGGATGTGCGCTAGACGGTCAGCACCTTCACGGTCCAGGACGATTTGCAGGCCGTCCACGTCGGGAGATGGACGCCACGGGTCGAAGTCGTGCTTGTAGTTGCTCGTCACGATCTCGTGCACGTCGGACGGAATGCCATGACGGGCTAGCTCATATGAGAGAAAACTCCAATCAGTCACAGTTTCTCCTTCGCTTCTACTAGTTCACAGGCAGGCTCACCAGAGTTCAAGCCCCACGCGTAATAGCACTTGTCGCTCAACGACGAGCCTGATACGAGGTGGGTGAGACACCAAGTGATGGTCATGGACACCACCCCAAGTTCGATTCACGAAGCGCGCGAGCGTTGTCCTCCCCAAAAGCCAGCAGCACCGAAGCGAACCGAGCGGTCCAGCCGCGGTCGTCGCCCTCCTGCACGAACCGAACCCGACCCCGGATAAAGCAGATGGCGTCAGCGAGGGGGCCGGTGTCTTGCCAGAGCGCCGTCGACGTGTCGCATTGAATGAGAGCGACACCGTTTCCGTGTTCGTGGAGTCGGCGCACCCACGGTCCTGGATCCGAGTAAGGCGGATTGCACCAGACCCGCCCTAACCAAGGCTGTACCAGGCCGTCATCGACCTCTGAGAAGTGACTCTGAGCGGGCACCCACGGCACACCACCCACCGGAGCGCAGGGGTCCAGGTCGAACTCGAGGCCGAGCGCTTCGAAGACGAACGGCGGGGTGTACCAGTCGTCCGAATCCAAAGTGTCAGCTTCGACGAGAATGCCCGGAAGGCGGCTCATGGGGTGTTCGCCATGACTGTCCGCAACGACTCCAATTCAGCCTTCCAATCGACCTTCTCGTATGTCAACGCTTCCCGACGGAGACGGTCCCACCGGCCCGGAAACCTGCCTTCCACCCACGCCTGCCACTCCAACGGCCGATGCGTCCAAAACGTGTGGTGAGCCGCACAGAGGCATACCGCATTGTCCGGGTTCACCCGAATGCTCTTGTAGCTTCGAGAAATGATGTGAGCGCACTGCAAGTAGCCGGCACAGTCCACGCCAGCCTCGCCCACAGCCACACACGAGCCGTCTCGAGCGCGGACGTATTTAGAGAACAGCTTGTCGGCTCGTTTCATGTAGTCAGCCTTCGGACGGGACTTCGGACGGGTGCTCAAACCGCTTCCACCCTTCGCAGTGCGAGAGGCCGCGTGGTATCGCCCACTGGAACATCCGGGAACGCATCGCCGTTGTTTCTTTGCCATCGCGAGTAGTGGGTGTCGCAGTAACCCCGAGCGTTGTGAGCCTTGGAACAGCCGTCTACCGAACACAAGGTGATGCTCCGTCGTTGAATCCAATCGAAGCTTCGATGACAGGTCCCACAGCACATCTGGTCGGGTCGACGGCCGCAGGCGACACACCGCCGGTTAGCGTCACGCTGCGTCATCGGTCTGCCTCAGTCATCACCAGGACCACGTTCATTCGGTGTCACCCACAGTGGTCGGACCCGGCTCACCAGCGAAGGCGGCGAGCGACTGGTTGATCCGAGCGTTCCACTCGTCACGGTTCTCAGGGCCGAGATAGTCCGGGTTCAAGAGCATGACCCGGCTCACCGTCTCCCGGTCACCGTCGATGAGGTATCGGAGTTCGTACCTACCGCGAAATACCGACCAGGCTGTACGCCACCCCGACAAGTTGACGGTTGTGGTCACGAACGGGTCTGCCAGATCCCAGTCGTGGCGAATCAAGTGACCGTTCTCATAAATCTTCTGCGTGTAGCTCATTCCTTTAACTCCGATCGCTCATTGGCCTGCCGCACACTTCCTCCGACCCCACCAGCGTCCCCACACAAATCCGAGACAGTTCAACCCAGCCCAACTTCTTCGACTTGTGAAACTTCGGCAGAGACAGTTGGTAACGGTCACACGAGGATCTGAGACACCAAACGCGGGCTAACGATTCAGGGTCGGGACGGTCACGTTCAAAATCCTTCTCCTTCTCCACCGTCCAACCATTCACCGCACCATCAACCCGCGATTTGAAACGGTTGAAAGCACGCACCGGCCGTTCATCCCTCACCGGCGAACGAGACGTAGGCTTCCCCGTCGACACTCGCTCACCCAACGCACCACCCGACGTTGGAGCCTGCATCGCCGACTGAGCTTCCAAAATCACCGAAGCAACATCCACGAGCAGGTCCGGAGGGTCGCCGGCCATCAGACGAGCTTTGAACGCGAGCACTTCGGCTTCCAAACGTTCACGTCGGGTTCGTTCGTTGGCGAGCTGTTTCGCCAGAACATCCGGAGCAACACCCGAAATACGCTCAGACATCGGGGACCTCCGAGAGTCCGAATCCGACTGGTTGGTCGATCAGGTTCCAGCAGATGGCCGCTGCATATGTCCAGGGATTGGTGATGTGTCCGGCCAGGAACTGGTCGTACGCCGTTCGCATGGCAAATGCGATGTCGGCGTTCGTCAGGCCCTTCCTTCGCCAGAGATCCACTGACCGTTGCCACGCCATTGGTGCCCTTGTGGTCATGGCTTGACCCGGCCGCATCGGTCGCAAGTCCATCCCCAGAAGCTCCGTTTCCAGTGGTGCTTGCCGTCGAAGTAGAACTCACAAGGGTCTTTACTGTCGCCCTCAGTGGTGGGTGTGCGTCCCATCAGACCAGCCCCTTCTTCTTCAGGAATTTGAAAAATGGGTTGGATTCGTCTATCTCAATCTCTCTCTCACTCTCGGTGTCACTGTCTCTCTCAGTGGTTACTAAACGGGTACTCTGACCAGGGGTTTTGTCCGTCACTTTTTGTGTCTTTTGGGTGTCTTTTGCGTCACTTTTCGTGTCTTTAAGGTCTCTTGGTCGTGTCTTGAGCGTGTCATTCCACTCTTCCCACGCTGTTATCTGCACGTCCGTGATCCGTCCACGACGCCGTTTCCGAGTCTTCTTGATACGTCCAGTGACAGCGATGAAGTCGGCGAGCGGGAACGGGGGAGAGTGAATGCCGAGAGTCGCCCACGCCTCCTCTTCGGTCGTATAAGAGAAGGTGCCTTGAATGTGAGCGCGTTTCGCGGCAGTCAACATGGCGACCCACACTCCGAGCCCGGCCGGACCGAACTCCTCCTGTAGTCGGGTGCCGGTCTTGTCGAACGGGAATTCGACGGAGAGTGGGATCCAGCGTCTGCGACGTTCATCGATCAACGCTTCCTCTTTTCCGGCCATGTCCACCAGCCGCCAGCACGAACCCTCACCAAGAACGCCTTCACAGCACGGTCCTCCCGCACCCACGCGGTTGGAGCACACCCGAGATGGACGGTGAACCCGCGGATAGAGTCCACCCGTCCACGCCCATCGCAAACAACACAGGTCATCGGCATTCCGTGCAGCCGTCCACGATCCGCTTCCCCTTAGGGAGAACCTTCGGATTCGCAGACCCCCGCGCAAGACAGTTAGAACAGCGGACAGGAACAGGCTTCACCCCACTACGCAAAGGCAGCCACCTCCCACCAATCCGCTTCCTCACCTGGATCATTCGACCGGAGCACCAACATCGAAGATCAGCGAACCAGCCTCACTCCCGACCACGGTTTTCGGGAGGATTCCGTCCCACCGTTGGAGTCTCAAATACTCCAAGTATTCGTTCGGAGTGAACCCGAGCGCAGCAGCCACAAGTTCGACAGACTTCTTCTCACCCTCCGCTTTCGCAATCGCCGCGTCCCGATCCCCGTCCGCGCGTTCACGGACAGCCTGCGCCTCAGCGACAGCCACTTGGACGAGACGTGCAGCCTCAGCAGCCTTCTGGTCCGCGATGATCTTCGCCTCGACTGACTGGATGAACGCGGGCGCGAACACTGCGTCTTTGACGTTGACCGATTCGACGACAATCCCGTATTCGGACAGGCGAGCCGCGAGAGACTGAAAGACGGCTTCGGCGAGTGCAGCACGGTTCTGAGCGAAGTCGATCGCTGCGAACTGGCCGACCTCCTGCGTGACCAATTGCAGGACCGACGGGGCGACGACCGTAGCCTGATAGTTCAACCCGACCGACTGGTACAACTCGGCGGCCTCACCAGGCTCGACATGGGTGATAACCGCGACCGGGACCGTGACCTCCTGCAAGTCGAGAGATTGCGGGTAGACCTCAACCTCGTAGACCTGAGAGCGAACGTTGACCATCCGGGCTGACTGCGCCCACGGAATCACAAACGACAACCCTTCGCCCCGTTCGATGGGGGAGACACCCCCGGACACGCTGTAAATCGCCGCCCTATGACCCGGAGGGGTAATCACCAACGCCGGCAGAATGACGACCGCAGCTATCACACCGGTGAGTGCACGGCGTTTCGCACCGACCGCCAAGACTCGCCGCCCTTTACGGTGTTCTCCGTCGACGATCGAGCCTGTTCGGTGGGAGCTTTTAAATAAGACCACCAGCACCCCGACCAGAGCCGCCAGGTAGAGCGCCGGTTGGACCAACACCTCGAAGCCGTAGCTGTCCAACATCATTCTGCTCCTGTCGTTGTCGTAGGTGGTTCGTCGTCTCTCGAGAATCCGTCACGGGTGCCCGTCCGGGAATAGTCGGGAGGGGCGATAATCCCGTCACCGACCGCCACTGGCCGCGGGTAGGCGTCGCTCCACGCGTAAGTGATCCCGCCGTCCTTGACCAGCCACAATTGGTCACGTTCGAAAATGCCTACGCAGTCGTTGGTCGAACCGTCCTCCCATCCTCCCGCGACGATCCCCTGACATCCCCAGCGGATGCTGTTAGCGATGGACGGCGACTCGTTGTCATATGTGCTGGACGCGATACACGCGATGACTTCGGGATCGTCGAACTCAAACCCGTTGTTGATACCGTGAAGACCGGCGCAATAGTTCTCGGCCTGGGTGAGCGCTAGGGGCCGCAGGTTGTCGTCGAACAGCCGCCAGAAGTTGACCGGCCAAAACACGGCTATCCCACCACCCACCACTAGGAGCACTGAGACAGCGCAGGCAGCTAGGCGTTTCATGCTGCCTCCATTCCCGCGAGCAGATCGTGGATTTCGACGCCGTCGACAGTGGACTGGACGTCGAGCAGGGCTGCTACCGCTTCGATCTGATCGACCCGGTCAGATAGGAACAGGTCGGTCTCGTCGTATAGACGTTGGAGGAGCCGGTTGACCGCGTCTTTCTGCTCGTCGGGTAGTTGGTCGAACTGCAGTTTCGACACGGACAAGTATTCGTCCATCGCGAACCGGGAGACCATCCCAGCGGCCTGTTCGGTCGCCTTCTCCAAGTCCGACGACGGACCGGTCGACAAGTCCCCTTCGAAGAAGTGCCGTTCGGCCCATACTGAGGCGAGCGCCACTCGGATGTCCGCTTCGATCTCAGACCGAGGCCGAGTGTGTCGTTCCTCAATCGGCGCTGACGACACCACACCCAGGTTCCGGTCCCGCATGACAATCGACGCATACTGGATCTGGCTGCGCTGCCGGAAATGGTGCGCGACGACAGCATGCGATGCTTCGTGGAGGCAGACCCGACGATGGTCGTCCTCGACTGTCTGACGGCCCCGGTCCTCTCCCATCCGCTTCCAAATCAGAGCTTCCCGGATGTCCTTCGCTGTGACCGTCGTCCGTTCTTCTCTGATCGTGGTGAGCAGCGCCTCATTCACAATGTCCTTGATGGAGGCGCCGGTCGCTCCCGGGTTCTCCTTCGCCAGGGTTTGAATCTCCTGGTCGGTCACGTTGTGGTCGTCGAGTTTGGCGAGATACCCGCGGAGGGTTTCGGCGATCCCGTCAGCGTTAGGCCGACCCACTTTGATATGCCGGTCGTACCGTCCCGGCCGCAACAATGCCGGGTCGAGGTCGTCGGCCCGGTTCGTCGCGCCCACATGCAGAATCCGATAGTGGGGCGGGGGGACCGGTTCGAATCCGATCAGCACACGGATCTTGTTGTACAGGCCGCGGGGTTTCGCCAGGCCGGACATTTCCGACAAGACCATCTGCAGGGCACCAGATCCAGCACCACCGCCAGTTATCACCATTTCGTCCGGCAGTCCGACCAACCGGCCGATAGCCGATAGGACAACCCGGGCGGCCTGCTCGAGAACTCCACCACCACGGGAGCCGAGAGCGTCGATCTCATCGAAGAAGACGACAACTCCGCCATGCTTCACCGACAGCTTCCGCAAATGCCGGTAGAGCATTTTCACTTTCATGATCGGAACACCGACGAACATGTTCGTGAACGATTCCGGGCCGACTGACACGAACGGCTTCCCGGTCTCCCCGGCCAACGCCTCGGCTAGGAGGCTCTTGCCTGTGCCCGGAGGGCCGACCAGGAGAAGCCCGCCAGGCATGTACCCGCCACGCTTTTCAACCACTTCGGGGTTTTCGAGGAGGAACAGGTTCTCTCTCATCCGTGCGACGGCCTTGTCCTGGCCGTACACGTCCGAGAACCGAGTGCGGATCGACGCCGGGTGGATGACCTGGTAGAGGTCCATCCGGGCGAGCACCCACATCATGAGGAACAGTCCCGCGAACCCCATCGCAATGTTGAGGGCCATGAACAGAATGGTCTGGAAGTTCTGAACGACGAGCGCTGGAATGGCTGTAGCGCATCCGATCGTGCCGGTGCACTTGTCGGTGGCACCGTCGATCAGATAGCCGAGAGCGACCGTCCAGAAGGCGTAGCGGACTATCCGGCCGATCCGATAGCGGGAGTAGTCCGAGAAGCGACCTTTGCGTTTCTCCCACCGGTCCCGAAGGCGGTTGGTGGTCGCGTAGAAGTGGGTTGACTGTTCTTCTCCGTAACGGACGAACTCTTTCGCCACGTACAAGACGA